TCATGCTTTTAGCTCTGGATTGCCTTTTTGGGCCAGTAAGTAGCAAAGCTTACGAACCAGAACTTCAAACAGATTTAAGCGAACGGCTTGGCAGCCAGCTTTTTTGCGTGCGAAATCGATCATGGTTAACTCCTGTGTGCCTTTAACGCCAGGCTGGCGGAACGGTAAACCTGCTGCGCGATTGTCTTGCCATCTCATCCGGTGTTTCGTATGCCACCGGCAGCTACTTCGTGGGCGTCCTGCCTTGATGACTGATTTTCTAAAATCAGGCTACAAATAAATATGTCATAGGTCAATACTTAATTGACATAAATAATTGTAGTGATGATTTTTAGAGGAGGGCTGAGGAGATACTAGAGGCAAAAAAAAGGCCGCAAAATGCGGCCTTTAGAGTGTTCTTTATCAGTCTTTGGTTGGAGCGGGCTCAATCTTCCGTTTGCTGAGAAATTCAGCCATAAATTTATCGAGCTCTTCGAGGCGGTCGCTGGCCAGCTGTATGAACCTGGTTTGTTCAACTTCAGGTAACTGATCAAAAACTTCCAACAACGCAGCTTGTTTCTCGTTCAATACCGTTTTGCTTTCGCTGGTTGCCTTAAGATGCGCCTCTTCTTCATCAGATAAAAAGAACCAATACAGTGGCTTACCTAATGCTTCCGGGAATAAAGCCAACTTTTCCTTGCGAGGGAAATTACCTGTATTGCACCAGTTACTAACCGTTTGTGAGTTTACCCCCACTCTGCGGCCCAGCTCAGATTGAGATATCCCGGCTTCATCAAGAGCTCGTAACAGTCTTTCTTCGAAGTTCATGTTCGTATCCAAATCAAACCCATAAGCAAGCATACAAACTTTCTTATCAGATGTGATTGATTAAGTTTCTTGACATTGACAAATTATTTATCAATCATGTGATTCATAAATTGGGAGGAAGCATGAAAGAACACATTCAACAAAAAATTATTTCGCTGTGTGGCAGCCAATCAGAACTGGCACGCCGCTTAGGTAAAAACTCGCAGACTGTATCTGTCTGGTTTCGTACTCAGGTAGCAAGCACAGAGGTTTTAAACGCATGCAGAGCTTTGGATTGGGAAGTCACCCCGCATGAATTACGTCCAGACCTCTATCCCAACGCAACAGATGGTTTACCTCAGAAGGAGGCTTAATCATGCAGTCAGCTACATATCAACATCATAACCAACGCCTGGCCGGACCGCTGAAAACTCAAAATCAATTTATGGCGCATCGGCGAGATAGCTTTAAGCACCGTTCAATACAGGTTGCAGTTAGGGAGTGGGAATCCTCTTTGCCCGGTCAGGCGCAGGAAAAAATCGCTCAGCTGGTGGCTGAGCAGTGGGCGAAGGAAGGGGGCCGCGGCATCGCGGTCAATAAGCAGAATTTATTCCGTTATCTGAAAAATGAAGGAGGGTCGGAGAAATATACTGCTTACGTTATGCAGCTGTCGGGCGCAATCCTCGCAGCTATGCCTATTGAGATAGCCAGAAAGCATGGACTCAGTAACGCCAGAACGGAAGCCGAGCTGGTGGCGAGTGCAGTCAAAGAATGCAGTGAGGCGCATCAGGCGAAGTTGCTGGGAGCACCGCTGCAAAAGCTTGAGAAGGAGATCCGCGAAGCGGCAATCGCTTTGTTCAACATGTTACCTGCTGACGCGGCGGGACCACTACTGGCGAGCATCAGCGCCGTAGCGCCGCAATTTTTTTAATCGAGTTTTAACCAATGAATTCAACCCGGAGGCTTAATGAGCATTGATGCAATGCGCTGGGCCAAGAAAGTTAAGACCGGAAAATCCTCCAGTAAGGCGATCCTGACCTGGCTGGCTGATATGTGCGGCGCTGACTTGTGCGCTTACCCATCCGTCGCTGCGCTTGCAGAGGCTACTGAGATGGACAGAAAAACGGTGCTTGCAGGCTTGCAGCATCTGCAGGAAATCGGCCTGGTTGTCGATACAGGTGCACGGCGCGGCAGGACAAAGCAAATTCCTGTGTACAAGCTGGTCGGTGTTGAGGAAAGCATCCCCGATGCCGAACAGACCCAAAACCGGAACTCTTTAAAGGATCCCAAAAACGGTACGGTTAATTTGAACCGTACCGAAAACGGAACTGTTAATACAAACAGTGCCATTAACGGGACTATTTCAGGTGATAAGGGTACCAAAAACGGGATTGTTAACAGTTCAGATTTTAACCAAAGAGTACCGTTTTTCCCTTTAAACAGTCCCAAAAACGGGACACGGAATCTTCCAAGGAACCATAAAGATCTAAACCCCACACATAGAGAACTGGTCGAACCTGTAATTCCTGATTATCCGGATCAGCCAGGTATCGTAATTGGGCAACATCAGCCATTCGGCAAATTCCGGATGTTTGAAGACTGGAAGCCAACAGCCGACTTTGCACGACAGGCAAACCTGTGGGGCATGCCTATCAAGGTGGGCATAAATATCGAAGCCGAGCTAAGCAGCTTCATCGCTTACTGGCAAGCCGAAGGGAAAGTATTTCATCAAATTCAGTGGGAGCAGAAGTTCGCTCGCCACCTGGATCGCGCAAAGGTTCTGAAAGCACCACAAACGGGAGGTACCGAGAATGCATCAGTTCGACCACAGTCAGCAGCATCCCGAGCTGTTCAGCAAATACAGTCAGCACACGCAGAGTGGCGACGCCGGAACGGACTTGATGGCGACGGAGACGGCGTGGCGGTTATGGCAGGTGATGGGGGAAATCTTCTCGAACCGCTGGACGCAGAAAAATGGGGCAGAACCCACGGCCCTATGGATAGCTCAGATAGGTTCGATGACTGAGGGCCAGATCAAATTGGTTTGTCAGCAATGCATGGACCGTTGCGCAGTAGGTAATACGTGGCCCCCGGATCTTGCTGAGTTCGTTTCGCTGGTTTCAGAGAGTGGTGCCAATCCGTTCGGGCTGGCATCCGACCGGGTGATGAGTGAATACCGACGCTGGCGTAACGAGTCGTATCGTTTTTCGGGTAGTGACAAATATCCGTGGCCGCAGCCGGTGTTGTATCACATCTGCATCGAAATGCGGAGAACTGGTATTGAGCGTCAGATGACCGAGGGGGAACTTAAAAAACTGGCAGAGAGGTTATTAACCAAATGGACGAAGCACATAAGCAACGGGCTTTCGATTCCACCAATCCGTCGCCAGCTAGTTGCACCGCAGCATCCGGCAGGGCCAACTCCGGCACAGCTGCTGATGGAAGAGTACCAACGCCGTAAAGCGGCAGGTTTAACCAACTAATCGAGTATTGACCAATGACCAAAACATTAACCCAAAAAGAGCAGGTGGCGGTGTTTGTGCGCTACCAACCGAACTGCGCCGTTGGCGATGTGTCCGAAGCGCTGGATATGGCTGGCGGGACGGCGGGCAGACTTCTGCGCGAGCTGAGTGACGAAGGCGTGATTATTCGCTTACGTGACAGCGTTCAGTACACATACCGGGCGGTACCGCATGCAGATATTCCAGACGTAATCCTCCCGTGCATGGTTGAAAAAAGCGATCCGCTCAGGATGCAGGCTGCCGAACATAAAGCGAAGGCACTTGAGGAAAAGGGGCTGTGGCGAAGAGCTGCTGCGGTGTATTCAGAAATGTTTGGTATCGCCGGGAACGCTGTTGAGGTTGCTCGTATCGCCAAGCGTCGTAAAGACTGCTTGCGCCTGGCGGGGAGGGCGTAACCGATGCCGAGACCAAAATCACACAGTGAGCGAGTTCGAATCATCGCCCGGATCATCGAGATGGTGAATGAGCATAGCCGTATCACGACGAAAGAAGTCGTTGCGATATTCGATCTCCATCGCACCACCGCTGAGAAATATATGCGTATTGCCGTTCAGCGTGGAGAACTTATTCGTTACGGCCGGTGCGGCATTTTCCGCGACCAACGCGCCATAATTGATTTCGACTTGAAGCGCTTTTCACACAGCAACACATAAGGTTGATGGAAAAAGATTGCCGCTTATCAGCGGCATCTACAAACCTTAAAGGTCCGCTATGAGCGAAAAGCGGACATACATACTGTCCAATTAAAGTGCTCCACTCCGTTTTATCTGTCGCTCTGTGCCATACTGTGTCCTCTGAGCAAAGTTGCGAATAAAGCAATCATCCGTTATGGTTCTCAGCCAGACGGGAAAGTCCCTTTTGATCAAGTAAGGTTTTGGTGGTTTCGGCTGTACGCTGACCGTATTTCAGGAGCAGGTGGTCATGGAAATTAATCTGGAACTTGTTTATCAACTTATATCAGCCCAGTTTCCTCAGTGGTCTAACCTTATTATTCGCCCTGTGGAGATGAGTGGTTGGGATAACCGGACTTTCCATTTAGGGGATGATATGCTCGTGCGCTTACCAAGCGCGTCAAATTATGCCGATCAAGTAGAGAAAGAGCAGGAGTGGTTGCCAAAACTCGCCCCATTTTTGCCAAATAAAATTCCCGTCCCTTTAGGTATGGGAACACCAGACGAGAATTATCCCTGGAAATGGTCTGTTTACCGCTGGATTGAAGGGGAAACTGTTGCGTCATCCCCTGAGGTCGATCTCTGTATTCTCGCAAAAGATCTGGCTAATTTTCTTGTTGCACTTCAGTCTGTCGATCCCAAAGGCGGACCTATTGCAGGGCCTCAAAATTTTTATCGTGGCGGTTCTGTTACTGTATACGATTCAGAAACCAGGCATGCTATAAGAGTATTAAACGATAAAATCAATTCGAGCCTGGTGACAGAAATATGGGAAGCTGGCTGCGTTAAAACCTGGTCAGAAGAGCCAGTGTGGGTTCATGGTGATATAAGTGCAGGTAACCTGTTAATTAATAATAATAGACTGAATGCGGTTATTGATTTTGGTCAACTATGCATCGGTGATCCTGCATGCGATCTCGTTATTGCCTGGACATTATTCGATGCTGAAAGCCGACGGGAATTCCATGATACTCTTCAGCCTGACCCATACACATGGGCGCGAGCACGTTCTTGGGCCTTATGGAAAGCATTAATCGTGATGCTGCATTCTGCACAGACTAATGTCGTTGAAGCTAAACAGGCACATAAAACATTCGAAAATATTCTTTCTGAATATGGCCTTGCTTAACCCACGTTGGGTTCGGCGCCGACGGGATTACTGGACTAAAGGCCTGAAGTGAGCGTGGTTCTGACGTAAACACGTTCAAGACTATTACCTTAGTTTCGTAAAGGTAATACTCCAGTTAATGATATAAAATCGCCCATTGAAATCGCATTTACAGACATATAGAAAAATACCTTGAGAACCAATAAAAAATGCCTGGCCTACGTATCAATTGTCGTTGATGATTATGACAATGCAATCGATTACTATACTAACAAGCTTGGTTTTACCCTCATTGAGGATGTTGTTCAACCGGGGAAACGCTGGGTAGTCGTATCTCCTAACCCAAATAGTGACTGTAATTTGTTACTGTCAAAAGCCGCTAACGAAAATCAGGAAAAGTTCATTGGCAATCAGTGTGGTGGACGTGTCTTTCTGTTTTTGCAAACTGATGATTTTTGGCGTGATTACAATGCTATGAAACTGGCAGGTGTTAAGTTTTGTGAATCTCCAAGGGAAGAGGAGTACGGGACTGTTGTTGTCTTTGAAGATATTTACGGCAATCGATGGGATCTTTTACAGAATGCTTAATTGAAATCTCCTTCACGCCATCTGAACGTCCGTTTTTGGCACTAAGCGGACTCCACGAGCAATGCTTGTGCTGAAGTTTTTGTTAGATGAACTTTGTTTTAGTGCCCACTAATTTTGATGATCTATACCAATCCAATGAGTTTTCACGTTAATAGAAAGCCACTTACAGCGATTTTTTTTCATCAACTGATATGCGCATTTGCATTTCGTGCGGTTAAAGCGTTGATCAAACCCACCCTGCAGTGTACTGTATTAATATACAGTTAAAGCGGCGGAGGCATTTATGAAAGTTGAATTAACCATTGATCGTATTAAAGAACTTCCTAAGGGCTCGGTCCCGGCGCTGGAAAAAGAACTATTAAAACGACTCCAGAATCAGTTCGATGAATGCAGTCTGGTTATACGCCGCGCAGGCTCAGATGGTTTGAGTGTTTACGGTGGAGAAAAGGAAGCGAAGAAAAAGGTTGAGGAAATCCTCCAGCAGACCTGGGAAAGCGCAGACGACTGGTTTTATTGAGACAGCATGCAGTAACTTTCCAGTGTGGAGGGGGGATTGGTGAAACAAAAAGAAGAATTACCGAGCAAAGGTTACGCGGTCATCAGATGCAACGATGGGGTTATCGTTGCAAGACTGCACTCATTTCCTGACGGTGAGCGTGCGCTGATGTACAGACGCGGGGATGAGGTGTCATTCATGCCGTTACAGGATGATGAGATTGTAGGAACTCCTACTCTCTTTACACAAATGTTCGCGAAGGCTGGTTATCTAATCACAAACGTGAATTCTATAAGTCTTCCCAATTAGATTTCTGATTTTGATAAATTTGAGATGCTGATGCTGATGCTGATGCTGATGCTGATGCTGATGCTGATGCTGATGCTGATGCTGATGCTGATGCTGATGCTGATGCTGATGCTGATGCTGATGCTGATGCTGGGTGGAAGTTACTGGACAACTGTCACAGGTCAAGGTGCTTTTATTTGAAGCAGATAACGTATAAAATCAGTAGAGGGTTGGGAGATAAAATGCATAAATTTTAAGCATATAATTTTTTGTTACCTTACAAAGGGTGGTTGTAAATGGATGGTAATAAGGAAGTAACTAGGTCAAAGGACTATTTTGATAATCTCACTATGTGGTCTTTCATCTATTATGTTTTAAAGGGGTTCGCAGCGAAGTTATTTAGTCATGCTGTATTTGTCATCATAATTATTCTTTTAACCATATGGGTTTGTCAGTTGTCACAGCCAGCAAAAAAAATTGATAACATTCCATCAAAGGAAGCTAAAGCAAATGAAACCAATAGTAAAACTAACTAATTCCCAAGAGATAGTGTTTTCTGGTAGTTATATCATTCCAATGTCCGAGAGTGAAATCTCATTAGATTTCAAAGATATTAATTTTTTAGTGAAATATATTTTTGAAGAAAACTCTGACGAGAAAGCTAGTGATACAAAAATTGATTTTTTAGATTGTGGGGATAATGAGGCTTTTTTTAAAGTCCTATATATCAAAAAGAAATCTAATATAGGTCTTTTGCGTAAAACTTTTAATTTGTTTCATGTTGTTACTGTTGATAAAGATGATGGCACTAAGACCAAAACTCAGTATAAAGTAAACTTTAATATAGAAAACAAAGCAGGCGTCGCATTTTTACTGCATTTTCAATTGATTAAAACTCCTGCCGTTATTCTGGAGAGCGGTGATGAGTAAAGATTACACCATGAGCGACCTTGATGATGATTTAGACGCTGACCAGCAGGGGGATGCATCCATTGACCCGAAAACAAAAAGAACAAAGATAGATAAGTTAGAACTATCAAGTACAACAAGTTCTAATGATAAAAACAATGATCGAGAAGGAGAGTATGCCAAAAATATAGGTACAGGGAATCATGCCAAGACGAATGTTATATACTATATTGTATCGACTACCCTAGTGATCTTCGGTTGTATTACCGCATCTTTGATTGTTATTCATACATACGGTTACTCTGTCGCAGATTTAGTTTCAGACATCAAAGACTTATGGATGATTTTTACGCCTATTATTACTTTGGGTCTTGGATACCTGTTTGGTGCTAATAAAAATGATGAAACAAAGATAATGAATCAATCTGAAATTGAAAAATGAGATTATAGCTTTCATTTATGAGCGTTTTATCTTAATGTACAATCATAGGCCTGAACACCCTATACCTGCTGCGCCACTGGAGAGAAACCATGGCGCTAAAATCAAACCAGAACGAATACCTACTGACCCCTCATAGGGCCAGCAATTTTCTTTTGACGTCATTCCTGCGGGGGGCGGCATGAAGAAAAGCTGGTTCACTCACACCGGGCTGACAACCGAAGAAGCCAATGAGCTGATGACCCGTTATCAGTCAAAAGGCGTTACCGTCGAAAAATGTCTCGATATTGATCCTCGCTTTTGGATAGTTAGCGCACTTCTACCGCAGCACAATACCATTCCAAAGACACAGCAAAGCATGCGTTCCCGGGCATGGGGGTAATCGTGACAGTCTACAACATCCTCCCGATGGGTAAGCCACGCATGACGCGTGCCGACAAATGGAAGAAGCGCCCTGAAGTTATGCGTTACCGGGCTTTTTGCGATCACGTCCGGTTCCTGGGCATTTGTATGCCTGAATCAAATTCACACGTTACCTTCGTTCTTCCGATGCCGAATAGCTGGAGCAAAAAGAAGCGTGCAGAGATGAACGGGCAGCCCCATCAGGGTAAACCCGATCTTGATAACCTGATGAAGTCTCTGATGGATGCGCTCTTCGAGGACGACACGCATATCTGGGATTCAAGGATAACAAAGCTCTGGGGCGAAAACGGGCAAATTATTATCAGGGAGAGCGAGTGATGCGTGCTCTTCTTCAACCTGTTATTGCGAGAGAGCTGGGTGTCGTTCTGTTGAAGCCGGGCAGAGAGCTGATGGAGTTGTTCACCGCAGGAAGAGTGCTGATCGAGCGCCAGCCAGAAAGTATGGCCGGGTATCAAACTGGTCGTGTTTCAGATGTGCGGCAGCCACTGGCTGAAAATGAGCAGCTGCGAAGCTTCTTTTTGAATAAAAAGGTACTGACTGCAGCTGGTGGCATAAGCGGGCTTGATTACTGGTTGCTGAAGTATGGTGGCGGACATTGCCAGTGTGCTCACAGTGATTACCACTATCATGAACTAACCATCATGCACCATGAGCCGGGCTCCATCCTGCTTTGTGGCTATTGCGACATTCAGTTGCGAGAGCAGCATACCGAGGCGCTGGCAGAGGTGGCACGCAGAAACGTAATTGCCTTTGTTCTGGATTCTATTCGTATCTCTCTCGGTATCGACAAAAGCCGCGAGATTTCCCTCGCTGAACTCAGCTGGTGGGCTGTTCGTAAGACTGTAACGGATGCCTTACCGGAATGTTGCGCCCGGGAAGCACTTCGTTTACCTGAAGAAAGCAGGATTGGTCGCGAAAGCGATATTACGCCTGCAGTACCGGCCACCAGCATCCTTGGGGAATTAGTGTCAGCCGTTGACCTGCCTGATGCTCTGACAGAACCGCTGGTGGGTGTGGTGGTGGATCAAGCGCCGCCTCAGTCTTTCATGCGGCGCCCAAAGCGTCTGCGCTGGGAAAGTCGCGATTATCTGAATTGGGTGAAAACGCAGCCCTGCGAATGCTGCCAGCAGCAATCAGACGACCCGCATCACTTAATCGGATGGGGGCAGGGTGGCATGGCAACAAAAGCCCACGACATCTTCTCCATTCCACTTTGCCGAAAACATCATACCGAACTGCATAACGACCGCCTGGCATTCGAGCGCAAATATGGCTCGCAGCTGGAAATGATCATTAGAGTGCTGGACCGGGCCTACGCGCTCGGCGTTCTGGCGTAAGGAGCGAACAGGATGACACCACGTCAACGCCGTAATCATATCGAAGCGCTGGGTAAAGCAGCGACTGCGCCGCGTAAAAGCTGGCTGGGTAAAAGCATGCTCCTGACCGATATTCAGGCGGCCTGGATTAAGTCATTGCTTACAACATGGGGAGAAGGTGTAAGCGGTGGAACTGCTCCACGTCTACCCCGTGCACATGCCTGCTGGGATGTCCTTAAAGGTGGGCGATGGTCGGACAGGGCATTGTCTCGCTTTACAGCTGCACTCGAACAAGCTCGGGGTGAAGGATTCAGGGGGCCGCAGGCGCTTAATCGTGCCCACGCTATCCTTTGGCCACAGCCAGCCACCAGCATCATTGATGAAGCCATGCACGATGATGACGTTGATTTTGTCGAGCAGTCAGTTCTGCAGGCGCTTGATGTAAATGACCCGGTTTATATCGTCGGTCTGCAGTACTACACCACACGCAAAAAAATCTCTGACATTACGCGGGAATTACAGTCGATCGCACCGTGGTTAACGGACTGGGAGGCGAGAAAACGTGTACGCTGGTGCCTGGAAATATTCAGGGCGAAGGTCTTTTTATCTACGCGAAAACTCTTGGCAGAACAGAGCTAGATTATTGGTTTTTTAGCTTTTCGTGCTCCATTTCAATTTATGTATTGAAAACGAGCCAGGAATTTAGATAATCCATTCATGCTTGGCAGAGCTGCGCCGCGATGGCAGCGAACTTAAGCGACAATTTGAATATAACGAGAGCCCCGCCAGTCGGGGCTTTTGCTTTACGGCGATACGACAGGGGTATTCGCAAAGGTGCATTGCACCAGTACCCCTGTCTTAGCGTCGTTGCATAATTCCATTTGAAACGTAATATTAAAGGCAAAAAGTTAATTAACCAAAATGATGGCAGCTTCAACCAAATTGATTACCCATAGAGGCATAAGTTACATAAGCACCAACGCCAAAAAGAATCAAAGAAGAAACCCCTGACAAAATTGCGATGATATTGTTAACATCGCCTCCCATCTTCCATTTGCTATCTGACCCTAATTCTGATGTTGCATAACAATATTGCGCAAGATAAGTAAACCCTGAGCAAACACCGGAACACAGAACGCCGATACAGAAAATTAAAAGTGATCCTAAGATTGATGACAACACATCTGGACTTGAATCTTTATTCCAAACATTACCTAAAAAAGCGAGTAGAGCTATTGCTGCTCCGCCATTTATAATCATAAACGCTCTGGCAGCATTTGCTCCGACAGTTATTACTGAACGAAAAGCCTCCAGGCTTGCAGCATGATTCATTTTGGCAATTTCAATTTGACTTGTATTGCTGCTCTTAAGTAATTCCATCTGAACATCATGGTCATAAACATTTTCTTGCTTTAAATTCTCGAGATACATAAGCATTTTTTCAATGTCTAAATTTTTGTATCCATCATTCTTAGTTTGTTCAATATCATCAATTATCTTATCAAGCGGGTTAACAACGGCCATATCGAAATCTCCATGCATGGGACACTGTGTGGGTAATATATCTAATTATATAGCTAATTACTTGGCTATTTCACCAAACGCCTCGACAGAACGGAGGTGGAGTATGTATCCAATGGAAAAAATTACGACGGGAATAGCATACGGAGCATCTGGAGGGGGGACTGGATACTGGTTGCTTCAGCTCCTCGATAAAGTCTCCCCATCTCAATGGGCGGCCATTGGTGTGCTCGGTAGCCTCATGTTTGGTTTGCTGACCTGGTTAACGAGTCTGTACTTCCAAATCAAAGCGGATCGCCGCAAAGCTGCGCGGGGTGAATGATGTCGAACAAAGCAAAGCTCAGCGCAGCAGTGCTGGCACTAATCGCGTCAGGTGCATCTGCTCCACTCATTTTCGACCAATTCATCAGCGAGAAAGAAGGCAATGCGCTGGTGGCCGTTGTTGATCCGGGTGGGGTCTGGTCTCTATGTCACGGCGTGACCGTTATCAATGGCAGGCGTGTTGTTAAGGGCATGACGGCCACTGAGGAACAATGCCGGAAGGTTAACGCTATTGAACGCGATAAGGCATTAGCCTGGGTTGATCGCAATATCAAAGTGCCTCTGACAGAGCCACAGAAGGTGGGTATCGCATCCTTCTGCCCGTATAACATCGGCCCCGGTAAATGCTTCCCATCGACCTTCTATAAGCGCATCAACGCAGGTGACCGCATCGGTGCATGCGAGGCAATCCGCTGGTGGATTAAAGACGGTGGGCGTGATTGTCGACTAACCAAAGGGCAGAAGAATGGCTGCTATGGGCAGGTCGAGCGGCGCGATCAGGAAAGTGCGCTGGCGTGCTGGGGGCTGGATCAATGAAAATAAATCCGGTTCTTATCGGCGTTCTCGTTATAGCTGGCCTGTCAGCCGCCCTCGTTAAGAGCTGCTCAGACGCCAGCAGCCTTCAGAGCGAAAACGACGTTCTGCGAAGTGACAACTCTTTGCAGGGGCAGGTGATCGCCTCACAAGCACTCAACTTCAATCGGTTCAATCAGGTTGCCGAACATGCCAACAGGCTTAACTCCCTGATCGACACCAGCACTGAAGAAACCGTTATCGAATACCGGGAGATTCTCCGTCGTGAAAAAACCTGTGATCTGCCTGTTCCTGCTGACATTGCTGGTGGGCTGCTCGAATACGCGCACCGTTTACGTGCCAGCGCCTTGCACACCGATACCGGCGGACCTGACGCAGCCGATGATCGTACCGCTGCCGCCAACACAATAACGTACTGCCAGGCTGTGCTCTGGATTAAACCGCTGCTGGCCGTAATTGAAAAGGGTAACAATAATTTGGAGGGCATCAGGCAGATTGAGAAGGAGCGTCAATGATACTTATCCCATCCAACGGATAATTGTTCTCTTTTTGCAGGTAGGAGAGATTATCACCAGGTGCTAGTGAGTCGCCTTTCTTATACACTCACCCAAAAAGTGAGGAATCTATGGATGAGAAAGTGATGGCTATAGCCACCCTCAATGCTGCTCGAGATGCGGCTGACTGGGCGTTTTGGTCTATGATAGGAACTTGGTTTGCTGGTGTAGCAACCTTTTTAGCAGTTCTAACTTCTCTTTATATAGCTTTTAGGGATAAAAAGTCCTTTATCGGGGGGAAGGTAAGGCTTGGACATATATTTTCTGATGTCGACGATAAATCAGTTGTAGCTATATCGGTAGTTAATCGTTCTCTTCATGCAGTTAAATTGAAATCAATTTTCTGGGAAGTTAATGGTGATTATGAATTTCAGCAGTTATTTAGAAATCCAGCATCTGATCCGCTTCCAATTCGCTTGGAACATGGCGATGAAGCTCATTATCGAATAATTCTTAACGAAGATGATGATTGGCTAAAAAGAATTGCTATGAGAATAAGTAAGGTGAATTCATCACCTGAAAGGCTACGTTGCGTTGTTGCGCTTTCTACTGGCGAGAGGGTGCGTTTAAAAATAGATAAGCGTATAAAAAGTAAGATAAAACAATTCATGTAACTACATTGAAAGGTCGCTCAAGCGGCCTTTTTTCTTATGGGTCCTCCCGGCAGGGTGGCCTACCACGGGGCGGCGCGCTCGCGGGAAACGGCTAGTTTTTCGGATCCAGGGTCATCATCATCATGTGCGCAGGTCTTTGATTTAATTAGAGGCCATTTTCGCAAGATGTCGAATCGTTCAAAAAGTGTTCACCATCATGGACCAGGAAATTGCCACTTTAAAACTCAATATCAACCAGCTGGCAGGGATAACCGGCGTACACCGTCAGACGGTTGCCGCGAGACTGAAAAATGTTGAACCTGCTC